TCTACCTCATCCAAGGATTTAACATAATGCATCATAACTGTTTTAGAAGGAGTAGCCTCACCAACAACATGTACAGAATTTAATGAACTTAATTCATCAACATCGTCTTGAAACGAAAGCCAAGGTTTAAATGTGTAGTACCTAACGTTTTGTTCGAAGTCATCTACTACAATAATTTTCATAACCTTACGTAAAATTATATCGGGTGTATCGTCATCACCGTGATCAACAACTTCGGCAATAATTTCATCGCGATTGGTTAGTTTGAATTGTCTAAATTCTCCGGCCATCACTTAATCTCCACCTTAATTGTTTGATACTGAAACTCTTCTTTTTGGTACATCTTCAACCTTTCAAAGGAATGTAATAATGAAAAATTCTTTTTAGTCTTCCAGCTTAAATCGTCTGATATATCGTAGAGCTCCGTAACTCTACCGTCGTCACTTTTTCTTAAACCTCTACCTATACTCTGCAACACTCTTATCTGCGATTTACTTGGTGATGCAAATATTATATTGTGTAGGTTCCTAATATTTATCCCTGTTGAAAAGGTACCGAGTGAAGCAACTGTAATAGAATCTTTTTGTTTTTCCACTATGCCACGTATTGCTTCTCTATCTGTGGTATCTGTTTCTCCTGCAACAAAGAATACTTTCCTTCCTTCTTCTACCTTTCTATCTATTAAATCAAAAAGGACCTTACCGTGCTGTTCTACTCTTTGAAACAATACCAGTGTATTACCATTAAGGCTCGTGGCTAGGTTTCGTATGAATCGATTCCTGGCTTCATGGCGGACAATGTACTCGATCTCATCCTGATATGTTCGTTTACCAAACTCCTTACGTACTTCTTCTGCATAATCAAGTACGACTCTTTTAATTTTGAGCTTGGCGAGAGTATCGTTATCCTGTAAGGACTTGGTTGAGGTAACGCGGTATATTGCTCCGAAGAGACCTTGAAGTGCCAACTCATGTGTTTGACTTCCATCGAGTGTTCCTGTGGTTCCATATCTATACTCCGCTTCTGTTGCTTTGTTCATAATAGACATTAAAGACTTTGACTTAAATCCATGGCACTCATCACCGAATATTACGCCAAACTTTGCAAACCATTGCCTAGGCAGTTTATATATCGATTGCCACGTGCTAATTATAATTCTTTTATTCGTTACTTTATCCTTACCAGAATATATCCTATGGACCATGTTATCCGAGTCCATACCGTATTCCTTAAAGTCATTCGTTAATTGTTCAACCAATGAGGTAGTCGGTACAATAATCAATGCACTCTTATCGTGGTTGTGGAGGTACCATCTCATAAGTGCGTATATGATAAGTGATTTACCCGATCCAGTAGGTGACAATAAAATCGCGCGTTTTCGATGTACGCCTGTTGACACAGCATCGAACTGGTAGTCACGTATTTCATAAGGTAGATTAAGTCTTTTGATAAATGAGTAGAGTTCTTCTACATCTACTTTGTTGTATTGTTCTACTTCACCATACTTGTCATCGTCATAACAAGCGAGCTCGTATCCACGTTGTTCTACAAATTTAAGTAAGTGTAAATATAAGCCGGCTGGTAGTTCGCCGGTGGATATATTATACAGACGAATCTTTCCATCCCACATTCTATTGCGGAATGCCGGCATGAATTTGTAACCGGGTACATAGAACGAGAAAAACTCGTTGAGTTCTTGTGCTACACCTGATTCACAATCAACATGCATATTAGCATGATTTAGAAGCCTGACTCGAATTGTTTCCACTTAATCATATTTCCAATAGTTTGATGTCGCCAATTGACATTTGAAATTATTTCTGTTAATGTATCTATTACATTCTTATAGTATTGTATTTTCAATTCTGATTCTTGTATTTCAGGATCGGTATCATAGTAATGATCCATCTCACCTTTTAGAATCTTCAATCCGTTGAACGGATCTGGATCCCAGCCTTTCTCTTCCATTTCTTCTTGAGACATCTTACCGTTATACCAAAGCCACTTATCTTTCAACAGCTTTTTCTGCTCAAACTCAGTCTTCTTGAGTTGAAGCTTGTATGTCGATATAAGTTCTAGATATTTTGCATGCAAGAGAGGAGCTTGCCGCGATGCTTCGTCTAGTTTATTCGCATCAATATTACAATCTTTAGCCCACATTTCGTGGATGCTTTTCAAATCAATCATCATCTACTCCGTACAGTATTATATATTATTATACCACAGAATGGAGTAAAAGTACACTATTCGAATACATAAGCTCTTGGGTAATAAGTTGGATCCCATGTAGCATTTCCTTGAGAGGCTAATAAGCTATTACCTTCCAAACATAAGCCAACACCAAAGTTTCCGTTTTGAACGCTTGTAAAGTCATCGGCTGATTTACCTAATGTGAATTCTAATGATCCGTCAGATATTTTATAAACGTATATAACACCTGATACGCCACCACCGGCCAAACCACCACCGCCACCGTTATCTTCTTTAAAGTTCGATACATAATAATGTGTGTCACTTATTTCGACATAGAGACCAAAATTACCATTAGTAATAGCAACAGGTGCTGCATGTGATCTTACTTGAGTTACATTAGCCCAATTATCTGATGTAGTGTAAAGAAAGACTTTACCAGCACCACCTGCTCCAGTATCTTCACCTGGTGCACCTATAATAGCATAGTTACCTTTTAGTGCTACACCGCCACCAAACTGATCGTAATTAGATCCAGAAGCTTGTTCTGGGTTGGCAATTGTTTTTACTAATGATCCATTTGTTGTATTATAAATGTATGCTTCTCCTCTTTGAGTAGTGCCTCCATCTTTTTCTGCAGTAATAAATCTACTAATAGATTCGTCCACACTAATATCGGCTCCAAAATATCCACCTGATCCTGGAGTAGTTATTACGTAATTTTGATTGCCATTTGAAAGAGCAAAACTTCTAATATATCCGCCGTTGTGGCCTATGTATATATTTGAATCAGTCATTTGTATATCTGACCAAGTCCCCGGCCAAGCTTGAGTAGTAGAACCCCCGCTTAGTTCACTATATTGGTGATCCCATGCCAATGAACCATCACTAATATTAAATACCCTCAATTGGCCCTGTGAAGTACCTCCATTACCTTGTTCACCTATAGCATATTTACCGGCAGTTGTGTTAACAGCAACTTGTTGTCCGAGAAAAGAATAATGTGTTTGAACATGAGTTCTTATTGCTGTTGAGCCAGAACCTGTGTAACTGTAAAGATATGCTTTACCTTTATTACTATCATGGGCTGGTGCGCCAATAATTATATGTCCGGAACTAATATCAAGACTAGAAAAGACACTAGTACCACCACCTTGGCTGGTGTTTCCCCATTTAATCAGCCCACTTTCACCCTCAATATAAAATAATGGATTGCCACCAGATGGACCAAAAGATAAAGTAAATGTATTTTGAACTGATGCTACACTGATTCCATCGCTTGCTTTAAATGTTAACGTAGCTGATCCGTCAGATCCTAAGGTAGCGGCTGAATCTGCAGTTCGTGGAGTAATAGTTACTACACTTGAATCTCTCGAAACAGTGGCAAACTTAAATAGATCTCCACCCGATTCAAGACTTAGTTCTGGTGTAGTGCCATCAGAGTCGGCAGCTGTCATTGTAACAGTAGTTGCTGACCCCGGCGTAAGGGCAATTGTTCCTGTACTACTTAATGACAAGGTTGGAGTTGCGTTGATAGATGCAACATTATACCAGCCTGAACCATTGGAAATGTATAGTCTTTTATTTGAAGTAAGATAAGCTTGCTGGCCTGCTGATAAGCCAGTCATGGGCAATGTACCAAGAGAATCATAGACCGTCACGCCTACAGTACCTATAATATTGCTAATGTTCGCAGAATCAGTAACAGTAACGGCGTCGCCATCGAGCAATGATACACGGTCAGGATTTAATGCTTCTGATCTTCCGACCATCATTGCAAAATCTCTAGCTTTAGTCATCTACAAATTCCTTACGATAAATAGTTCACGTAAACTGCACCAGCATTTGAATTGGTTGCAGTTTCTGTATATGCACCTGCGATTATAATCTTTCCATCATTACTAATTGAAACACCATCACCGAAACGTCCTACTTGCTGTGAAGCTTGTCTTAACTTTACCTGTTGAGCCCATGTACTACCACTAGTATTTTTGAATACGTATACTGCACCTGATGTACCAGAACCACCGCCGTCAACACCGAAAGCTGTAATGGCAACATGTGATCCATCTGCACTAATATCAACACGCCATCCAAACTGATCGTTTACTGCAGGATCACTGGCAACAATTTTTGCGTCTTGTGACCAAGATGTACCTGTTCTTTTGAAAATATAAGCTGCACCTGAGTTTGAACCACCGGTGTCTTCTTGATATGCTCCTACAATAGCTACTGTTCCATCTGTACTATTAATAGCTACATCATTGCCAAACTCATCATCTAATCCTATATCACTCGAAACTATTCTAGCTTCTTGAGCCCAGCTAGTGCCTGTTCTTTTGAATATGTATGCAGCACCATAATCTTCACTGTTTGACGAATTGTCCTCTTTCCAAGCTCCAAAAATAGCTCGAGTTCCATCAACATCTATGTCGCATGAATTAGCAAATTGTTCAGAGGTTGTACCTCCAGTTGCAGTTAGCTTTGCTTGTTGAGCCCACGTATGAGTACTACCTTGGTAATATATATATGCCGCTCCTGTATTCGAACCATCCATTGGTGAACAACCTATGATATAATTTCCGTCACCACTGATACCTACAGATCTTCCATGTCTATCGTAGTTTGCTTTGTCTGATGCAGTCAAAGTCGGACTACCAGATGCATTACTCCATGTAGATCCTGATCTTGTTCTTACAACTAGTTCACCACGAGTATCGCCTCCTTGAGCCGCAGAAGGTTTACCAGCAACTATAATTGATCCATCATCACTTATCGCGCAATCACCGGGATTGCCAGCATCTCCCATGCTGCCTTCTGTATTTTTATATTCTCGTGTCCAACTATTAGTTGCACCTTGATAAACTTCAAGTTCGCCACCGGTTGCAGACATGACTACAAACCTAGTGCCGTCTGAGTTAATGTCATTACGAATACCGAAGTAATCGTATGCTGTACCATCAGGATTCGGGATTCTGTGTTGAGCTGTAGTGCCAGTCCAGTCAGGACCAAAAGATAGTGTAAAAGTATTTTGAACTGATGCAACGCTGATACCATCACTTGCTTTAAATGTCAATGTGGCTGAACCGTCTGAACCTAATGTAGTAGCAGAATCTTCAGATCGAGGAGTAATAGTAACTACTGATGAATCTTGTGATATTGTGGCAAACTTGAATAGATCACCACCAGATTCAAGTGTTAACGATAAGTTTGCATTTGAGTTATCAGAATCCGTAGCAGTCATTGTGATAGTAGTAGCTGATCCTGGAGTCAATGCAATAGTACCAGAAGAACTAAGAGATAAAACCGGAGTAGCATTAATTAACGCTATGTTGTACCAACCACTGCTTGTTGCATCACCACTTACAGTGTATAATCTGTTCGTGCCTGTTACAAAAGCTTGTGTTCCTGCTGGCAAACTTGCTGCAGAAATAGGACTAACGGGTAAAGAATCAATAGTAGAATAGATATTCATAGCCGTTGTGTTTAATATGCCACTGACTATTGATGAATCTGCAACAGCATCACCTAAATCTACACCGGGACTATTATCTATGTTAGCTGCTTCGGTTCTACCGAGAATCGCAGCTATGTTTCTCATTTTGGTCATCCGATACCCTTTTCAGCATAATAGTCTCGAAAGCGTTTTAGCAAAAGAGGCGTACCTTTTTTCTTACGTCGATCATGTACAGTTCTTGTTTTGAATCTTGGACCCATTGCGGTGTCAGCTGGATTAGGTATAGCACCGGTATTCACTGTTGGCGCATCTTCTTTTACATCGTCTTTTTTATCAAGATACGCGGCAATCGCCATCTGCCTACGTTTGGCTTTTGACTTACCTTTGAACTGTGGAGCTTTTGATTTGTAAAAATCTTTTACGTAATCTCCAGCGTCTGCATTTTTACCTAGTGGCATTCTAATTATCCTTAACCTGCTTCGAAGATATATGCGGCACCTTGAGCGGAATTAGGTGAAGTTGTTTCATACTGTGATCCACAAATTGCAAAAGAAGCATCGGTACTAAGATACACGCTATTGCCAAAATAATCACTGGTAGCCTTATCAGCTGCTTGTAATTTTCTAACTTGAGACCAAGTGGTACCGTCTCTATTAAAAATATATGCGGCACCAGCCTCGCCACCACCAGTACCTTCATAATGAGCACCAACAATAACATAATTACCGTCATTGCTTATATTCGAGCTCCATCCAAAGTGATCGTTTGCGCCTATATCTGTTGATTGAATTTTTTGTTGTTGAGACCAAGTAGTACCTGATCTTGAAAAAATGTAAGCTGCACCAGCATTACTTCCACCAGTTTCCGAACCCCATGCGCCGGCAATAACATAATCTCCAGCACCACTTATTGATACACTAACACCTAAATGATCACTTACGCCTTGATCACCTGCTACAATTTTTTGTTGTTCTGACCAAGTAGTACCAGATCTACTAAATACATGAACTGCACCGTAATCCATATTGTTATCGCCGTATGCTCCAATAGCAATATAAGTCCCATCTGAATTAATTGAAGCACTATAGCCAAAATAACCATTTACAATTGCACCGGACCCATTTATCTTTTGTTGCTCTGACCAACTGGTACCTGATCTTATAAAGACATAAGCCGAACCGGAGCTACTTGCAGTGCTATCCTCATCCTTTGCACCAACAATAATATAAGTACCATCATTGCTTATATCTACACTCCATCCAAAAGCATCACCTGTTCCTGCGTTGCTTGCAGTTAATTTGGCTTGTTGTGTCCAACTTGTACCAGATCTTATGTAAACATATGCTGCTCCATTAGCATTTTGGTATCTTGCACCAACTACAGCATAAGTACCATCAGAACTCATTGCGACACTATATCCAAAAATACCATTAGCCATTGCATCAGATGCTTTAAGCATCTGTTGTTGAGACCATGATGAACCAGATCTTACGTAAACATATGCTGCACCTGCACCGGATCCGCTAGTGTCTTCACTAATAGAACCAACAATTGCGTATGCACCATCATTGCTTATAGCCACAGAAGTTCCGAAATAATCATTACTGCTTGGATTATCTGCTAACACTTTACTTTCAGTATAACTAGCAGACCAATCAGGACCAAATGTTAGTGTAAAAGTATTTACTACTGATCCAAATGATATACCATCGCTTGCTTTAAATGTTAACGTAGCTGATCCATCATATCCTAAAGTAGTGGCAGAATCTTCTGATCGTGGAGTAATAGTAACTACTGATGAATCTCGAGATACCGTAGCAAATTTAAATAGATCACCGCCAGACTCTATTGATAGTGTTAAATTAGCACTTGCATGATCAGAATCTAAAGCAGTCATAGTAATAGTGGTAGCCGTACCATCAGAAGACAATGCAATTGTACCTTCACTACTTAGTGTTAATCTAGGAGTTGCGTTTATAAGAGCTACATTATACCAGCCGCTTCCGTTTGAAATGTACAACCTACTTTGCCCAGCTGCACCAGCTGATTCTACAAATGCTTGGTCGCCTGAAATTAAACCAGTAACTGGCAATGCACCTACAGAATCATAAGCAGTAACTCCTATTGCGCTTACTTGTGCAGAATCTAGTCCAACACTAGAATTGGTATTTAACAAAGCAACATTATTAGTATTACTCGCTTCAGTTGCACTGAGTATTGCAGCTATGTCTCTTGTTCTACTCATTTATTTTTCCTTAAGGTGTATAGTAAACTAAGAACCGGCCTTCGTGACTTGACGAATTACCATAATCATTTCCTACTAGTAGGTATTTGCCGTTACCACTAAATCTTATACTTCTATAGCTAAAATGCCTTGGGTATCCACCTGAAGAACTACTTGCATCAGATGGTTGAAGAGTTTTAACTAGTGACCAGCTCGTACCTGATCTTTGATAAATAAACACTTTACCAGAAACTGAGTTACTGCCGTTTTCAGCACCATAAGCACCAACTGCCATTAAGGTTCCTTCATCGTTTATTGTACAACACTCACCTACGGCAGAGTATGAGCTATAGCCACTAGTTGGATATGCCAAAAGTTGTGATGACCAGCTTGTTCCTGATCTAAAATACACGTTCACTGATCCGGATTGGTTAACAGTTCGATCATCAGCCGCTGCACCAATTACTAGATATTCTCCAGTAGAATTCATAGCTATTGAAGATCCAAAATAAGATTTTGTAGAGTTTGATGCTGGTGGTTCAATTATTGTTTGATAAGACCATGTGCTTCCACTTCTAGTCCAAACCTCTACAGCACCATCGAACTCTCCTCCAGCATAACCTTTCTGAACAGTTGCTGCTACATAAGTAGCGTCAGAATTCAATGCAATCTTTTGTAGATGGGCACCTCCCATTTGGGCCCAATCTTGTGCAAGGTTAGGTAGTATCTTTGCTTGTTGTGTCCATGAAGTACCAGATCTAGTGAATACATATAGTGCACCTCTAGAAGTGTTTGAAGTATCATCACCCGGTGCGGCCATAACCGCATAAGTTCCGTCACTATTCAACAAAGCGCCGATACCAAATTGATCATTATCTGCTGCATCACTTGCAGCTAGAGTTGCTTCATGTGACCATGTAGTACTTGATCTTGAATATACGTATGCTTTACCACGGTTGCTACCACCTTCATCGTTATAATTGGAGCAAATGATAAGCCGGTTAGCGTCATCATCTAAATCTATTCCCATTCGCCCAGCTTGCGCATCCGAGGCGTTATGTGCACTAGTCATAGTTACAACTTGTTGAGATGCCCAAGTATTTGTAGAACTTCTCAAATAAACATGAACTTTGTTTTGCCCAAATTCCGGCACAGCTAAGTGTGTTCCAGTTTGGCTAATTGTTTGCTGTTCACCGCCAAAATAACCATTAGTGTTAGTACCTGTCACTATAGTTTCATTAAGTGTTGCAGTCCAATCAGGTGTAAATGATAATGTGAATGTATTTACTACTGATCCAATACTTATTCCATCGGTTGCTTTGAAAGTAAGTGTCGCTGATCCGTCAAATCCTAATGTTGTCGCTGAATCTTCAGATCGTGGAGTAATTGTTACAACGGATGAATCCTGAGATACTGTGGCAAACTTAAATAGATCTCCACCAGATTCTACTGATAGTGTTAAATTGCCACTGGCGTTATCAGAGTCTAAGGCAGTCATAGTAATAGTGGTAGCCGAACCATCAGTTGCCAAAGCAATTGTACCTTCACTACTTAATGTTAATCTAGGTGTGGCATTAATTAATGCTACGTTATACCAGCCAGATCCATTTGAAATATATAATCTACTTTGTCCTGACGCACCGGCTGATTCTACAAATGCTTGATCGCCTGAACTTAAACCAGTACTTGGCAATGCACTTACAGAATTATATACTGTTGTACCTATACCTGCTGCACTTGCACCACTACTTCTTATGTCTGTTAAATTTGTCATATTAGTTCTCTATTAACACCCATCCTTGAGTTGCATTGTAATATGCCAAAC